TGGAAGCAGTGGGCCGACTCCGCAGGCGAGTTCATCGGCTCGCAGCGCCGCTTCTCCGATCTGCTCATCACCCGTGGCGTCGAGAAATGGCGCAACACGGCAGGCGTCCGTGGCTTCCGTGGCATCGGCCTCAAGCACCCGCCCACGCCCGCTTACACCCCATACGCCGACAACTGACTGCCATGCCGACGCATCCGACTGACGCATTTGACGCACTACGTCGTAACTTTCCCCGCGCGGGCGCGTGCGCACGTCTCATGGGAGTTTCGATACCGCGTGTCGGATGCGTCAGTCCTCACCGAACGAGGAACGCAACCATGACCACCACCATCCTCGCCCTCGACTTGGGCACCACCACCGGCTGGGCGCTGCGCGGCAGCGACGGCCACATCACCAGCGGCTCCGAGAGCTTCCGCCCGCAACGCTTCGAAGGCGGCGGGATGCGCTTCCTGCGCTTCAAGCGGTGGCTCACGGAACTGAAGGCCGCGACCAGCGGCATCGACGCGCTGCACTTCGAGGAGGTGCGCCGCCACGTCTCGACCGATGCGGCGCACGCCTACGGCGGCTTCCTCGCTACCCTCACCGCGTGGTGCGAGCACCACCAGATTCCGTATCAGGGCGTGCCGGTCGGCACGATCAAGAAGCACGCCACTGGCAAGGGCAACGCGGGCAAGGACGAGGTGATCGCGGCGATCCGCGCGCGCGGCCACGCGCCGTCCGACGACAACGAAGCCGATGCGCTGGCGCTCTTGCACTGGGCCATCGCGCAGCACGATCTCAAACGGGAGGTGTGAGATGAAGGTGCCAACACCCCAATACCGCTGCCCGCTCGGTCGGCTGCAACCTGACGTCCAGGATATGGACGTCATCAAGCAACGCGGCTGGCGCGACCAGCACATCTTGGTCGTCAATGCGGACGACGAACGCCTCGACTGGATGGAGCGCCAACTGGTGCGCCAGATCGGCGAGCGTCTCTATGGGACAGGAGGACGACGCCATGGCTGACCGTCGCAACCCTTGGACTATCGACGACGTGGCCGCTCGTTTCGAGGAAGCGGCCAGCACCGGACGCCGTCTGCCACCCGTGCGGGCACAGGGCTACTTCAACTGCTGGCCCGCCATCGCCCGCCGCGAATGGGAAACCTTCGCGGCTGATGAACGGGTCTACCGTCCTTTCCCGCCCAGCCCCGAGGCCATCGAGCGGATGCTGGAGGTGATGCGCTGGGTGCAGTGGCTGGAGGTCGAGCAGCGCCACCTCGTGTGGATGCGGGCCAAGCGTTACGGCTGGCGGGACATCTCGGTTCGCTTCGCATGCGACCGCAGCACGGCGTGGCGGCGCTGGCAGCGCGCCTTGCAGACGGTCGCCGACCAGCTCAATGGCGTCGTCGTCGCGTAGTGATTTGGCGTGATTTGGCGCGCGTGGTCGGCAACGCGCGCGCATTGGCGGTGATGTGCGGCTTTTGAGCGTGCAACAAATCTGCCCGGTCGGGGGTAGTATTTCAGCTATCTTCTAGACAGTGGTGAGCGCAGCAGATTCCCAAATCGAGATGGGCCCTTCCTGGGCCTATCGCCATGCGGGGGGCGCGAGCGCGGCGCTTTTTTAGCGTCAGGGTGCGAACCAAGGTTCGCACGGTTCGCAGGTTCGCACCCCGTCCAGTTCGCACCCTTCACTCCAACCCGCCACGGCATCGTTCGTCGGCGGGTTTCGTTTTTTCGGAACCCGAAACCTTGAACCACTTGAACGTCGAGTACCGCAAGGTCGAGACGCTGATCCCTTACGCCCGCAATCCGCGCACGCACAACGACGCACAGATCGGCAAGATCGCGGCCAGCATCGTCGAGTACGGCTGGACGAACCCGATCCTCGTGGATGGTGACAACGGCATCATTGCGGGCCACGGGCGTCTGGCCGCCGCGCGCAAGCTGGAATTGGCGGACGTGCCGGTCATCGAACTGGCGCACCTGACCCCGGCGCAGAAGCGCGCCTACGTCATCGCCGACAACCGGCTCGCGCTGGACGCGGGTTGGGACGAGGAGATGCTGGCGCTGGAACTGGCCGAACTGTCCGAGGTCGGCTTCGACCTCGCGCTCACCGGCCTCGACGCCACCGAACTGGAATCTCTGCTCGCGGACGAGGAAGCCTCCGACGCCGAGGCGCAGGACGACGACGCCACAGATGACGCCGACGAGATGCCTGATACTCCGGCCACGCCGGTGTCCCGCGCGGGCGACGTCTGGGCCATCGGCGCGCATCGCCTGATTTGTGGCGACGCTTCCGATGCCGATGTGGTCGCCACGCTGATGGCGGACGAGCGCGCGGCGCTGTGCTTCACGTCGCCGCCCTACGGCAACCAGCGCGACTACACCTCCGGCGGTATCGCCGATTGGGATGGCCTGATGCGTGGCGTGTTCGCGCGCCTGCCAGTAGCCGACGACGGCCAGGTGCTGGTCAACCTCGGCCTGATCCACCGCGACAACGAGTTCGTCCTGTATTGGGAGGCGTGGCTGGGCTGGATGCGCACGCAGGGCTGGCGGCGCTTCGGCTGGTATGTCTGGGATCAGGGGCCGGGAATGCCCGGCGACTGGCAAGGCCGCTTCGCGCCCAGCTTTGAGTTCGTGTTCCATTTCAACCGCGCCAGCCGCAAGCCGAACAAGATCGTGCCCTGCAAGTTCGCCGGGCAGGAAACGCACCTGCGCGCCGATGGCTCGTCCACCGCGATGCGCGGCAAGGATGGCGAGGTCAACGGCTGGACGCACGCAGGCCAGCCGACGCAGGACATGCGTATCCCCGACTCGGTGATCCGCGTCATGCGCCACAAGGGCAAGATCGGGGAAGGCATCGACCATCCCGCCGTGTTCCCGGTCGCGTTGCCGCAGTTCGTCATCGAGGCATTCACCGTCGAGGGCGATGTGGTGTTCGAACCGTTCGGCGGCAGCGGCAGCACGATGCTGGCCGCGCAGCGCACCGGGCGCGTCTGCCGCTCGGTCGAGATTGCGCCGGAGTATGTCGATGTCGCCCTCCGGCGCTTCCGGCAGAACCATCCCGAGGTCGCCATCACGCTGCTGTCCACCGGCCAGAGCTTCGATGACGTCGCCGCCGAATGTGAAGTGGAGGTGGCGGCATGAAGTGGCTGGCCGACAAGATCGAGCAGTGGCCGACCGCCAAGCTCGTGCCCTATGCCCGCAACGCCCGCACGCATTCGGATGCACAGGTGGCGCAGATCGCCGCCAGCATCGCGGAGTTCGGCTTCACCAATCCCATCCTCGCGGGCAGCGACGGCGTAATCGTCGCCGGTCACGGACGATTGGCAGCCGCGCAGAAGCTCGGCCTCGACGCGGTGCCCGTGGTCGTGCTCGATCACCTGACGCCGACGCAGCGCCGTGCGCTGGTGATCGCGGACAACCGCATCGCCGAGAACGCCGGATGGGATGAGGAACTGCTGCGCATCGAACTGGAGGGATTGCAGGACGAAGGCTTCGACCTCGACCTGACCGGCTTCGACGCCGATGCGCTGGCCGAACTACTGGCGGGCGACGAGCCGGAAAACGTTGGCCAGACCGACGAAGACGCGGTGCCGGAGGTCGGCGAGACGCCGGTGTCACGGCCCGGCGACGTCTGGCAGCTCGGCCCGCATCGTCTGCTGTGCGGCGACGCGATCGTGGCCGCGAGCTACGCGGCACTGCTCGCTGGCGAGGCCGTGGACATGGTGTTCACCGATCCGCCGTACAACGTCAACTACGCCAACAGCGCGAAAGACAAGCTACGCGGCAAGGATCGCGCGATCTTGAACGACAACCTCGGTGACGGCTTCCACGATTTCCTGCTGGCGGCGCTGACGCCGATGGTGGCGCATTGCCGTGGTGCGCTCTACGTGGCGATGTCGTCCAGTGAACTGGACACGCTGCAATCGGCCTTCCGCGCGGCGGGCGGCAAGTGGTCGACCTTCATCATCTGGGCGAAGAACACCTTCACGCTGGGCCGTGCCGACTACCAGCGCCAGTACGAACCGATCCTCTACGGTTGGCCGGAGGGCGGCGAGCGTCACTGGTGCGGCGACCGCGACCAGGGCGACGTGTGGCAGATCAAGAAGCCGCAGAAGAACGACCTGCATCCGACGATGAAGCCGGTGGAACTGGTGGAACGCGCGCTGCGCAATTCCAGCCGTCCGGGCAACGTGGTGCTCGACCCCTTCGGCGGTTCCGGCACGACGCTGATCGCCGCCGAGAAATCCGGACGCGTCGCGCGCCTGATCGAACTCGATCCGAAGTACGCCGATGTGATCGTCCGGCGTTGGGAGGATTACACCGGCAAGAAGGCCACGCGCACGACGGGCGCGGCGCAGCCTGCGGAAATTCAGTGAGCCTGCTCGGCGGCGATCTCGTCGAGCATCGCCTGCGCGCGCCGGTCGCCATGCATGGCAAAACGCATGGTCTTGATGGCCTGCCCGAAGGAGATGTCCTCGCGGCGATTGTCAATGAACCAGCGCAGGGCGTCGCGTTTGCTTTCGATGGTGGCCTGCGTCGTGGTCTCGTTCATGGTCAGGCGGCCTCCGCTTCCGCGTCGATGCCGCTTTGGATCACGAAGCCCGTGAGGTAAGGCAGCCCACGCGGGATGCCGTATTGGCTGCTGGTCGTGCGGCCAATCGTCCAGCCCATCCACTTCTGCGTGGCGGCGTCGATGGCGTCCTGCATGGCCTTGCCGTCGTAGAGGCCGTTGTGGACTTCGTCCGCGAAGTGGCGTCCGTAGCGGCTGTCGAGGAAGGCGCGGACGGTGTCGAAGTCCTCGCCCGTGGCGGTGGCGACGGCGCGCATGGCCAAGGGCCACGCGATGCTGGCGTGTCCGCCCATCGTGCCCCAGAAGCCCCAGCCTTCGTTGCGGGTGGCGGGGATGTTGGTGTTGGTGCTCATTTCGTGCTCCTTCGTTGGTGCGTTGCGATGCTTGTAGTAACGCGCTGTGCGAGCCGGAAGCCAAGCGTTTTCTCGAAGAAAGATGGACTATTTTCGCCGTGGCTCATTCGCAAATCTCGAAACTGCCGGGGCCGTTGCCCTCGTCGTCCGACAGCAGGATCAGCGTGCGTTTTCGGCCATCTGGCAACGTGATGACGAGGCCATAGAACTCCTCGTCGAATGCGTCTTCGCCGGGGCCGGTTCGCGCCAGTCCGGTGATGGTGCCGCCCACCAGCTGGTGCAGTTGCTTGAGGTAGAAATCGGTGACGTTGTTCATGGCGTGCCTCACTCGACGCGGATGCCGACGTAGCGCCCGTAGCTGCTGCCAGAGGGATCGACGTAGAGCGTCGTGCGATTGGGCGCGGTGACTTCGACTACGTTCCGCCCGGAACTCGGGTGGTATCCACCGCGCCCGGCCAGCCAGTCCCGATTCGCCAGCAACGTGTTGGCGAAGTCGTCGTACTCAACATCGGTCAGTTCCTTGCGGAACTCAATTTCGATGGGCTCCGGTGTGCTACTCGGGTCGTCGTTGTGCAGGACGCAACCGAGGTCGTAAGGCTTGCGGGCGAAGCGGGCAAGGATGGTGCTGCTCATGGTGTATCTCCGTGGTGGGTGGCGATGGCCACATGAACGCGCTGTTCAATCGGGAAGCCAAGCGTTTTCTGCTTGGCTTCCCGCCCTTGGGAATCAGGCCACGCGGTAGATGCGCTCGCCACCCTGCGCCTTGTCCGAGGTGATGGTCAGGCCGAGCTTTTTCTTGAACGCTCCGGCGAAGGTGCCGCGCACGGTGTGCGCCTGCCAGCCGGTGGCATCGCAGATTTGATTGATGGTCGCGCCTTCCGGACGCTGGAGCATCCGGATGACCTCGGCCTGCTTGCTGTTCTCGCGGCTGCGCGGCGCAGGCTTGTCGCCCTTGGCCCATGTCGCTTCGGCGGCGGTCACGGCTGCGTCCAGTTCGGGATCGGCTTCCGGCAAGGCCTTCGCGGGCTTGCTGCCGGGGCGCGGCATCCCCAGTGCGTTGTAGCCCTCGGCGGCGATGCGCCAGCCCTTGCGATCCTTGCCGTCGGGCGTGATCAGGGCGCGGTTGAACATGCCTTCCAACACCTTCGTGCGTGCGCCGCCTTTGATGTTGTCGGGGAACCACTCGATCTTGCCGCCGCTGGTGTTGATGGCCTTGGCGAGGATGGCGTGCTGCGCCGGGGTGAGTTGGGTGGTGCTCATGGTCTGTTCCTTTGCAGTGGTTGATTGGGATCGTGATGAACGCGCTGTTCGCGGGTGAAGCCAAGCTCTTTCTGCTTCAACGCCCACGCAGCGTGGAGATGCCTGCTTCGGCCAGTTCGAGGGCGGCGGCGTGGAACGCGGCTTCCGCGATCCAGGGCGCATTCCTCGCGTCGTCCAGCAGTTGATCGACGACCGTCTTGGCGCGGGCGCGCATCGATGCGCAGGCTGCTTCGAGTTGGGCGTTGCTGGCGGTGGCGACTTCGTTGCGGCAGACACGAACCAAGACCGTCATCGCGGCTTCGGCGAGCTTGACGGCAAGGGTTTCAGGGGCTGGCTTGTTCATGGATCGTCCTTTCGACGTGGTTGATGGCGTGACCCGATGAACGCGCTGTTTCCGATGGAAGCCAAGCTCTTTCTGCTCGCACAGGAGCCATCCGAAAAATGATTGAAGAAGGTGCCGATGGGACTCTCGATTCGCGCCTACGCGCGCCACCGTGGCGTCTCCGACGCGGCGGTGCGCAAGGCCATCGCGACTGGTCGCATCACCCCGGAGGCCGACGGAACCGTTGATCCGGAACGCGCCGATGCGGAGTGGGCGCGCAATACCGAAGCGCCGCGCAGCGGCACGCGGACGAAGCCCGTGCGCGTTGCGGTTCCGCCCGAACCCGCACCTGCGGGCGACGGCCAGGGTGCATTGCCCGCAGGTGGCGCGTCGCTGCTTCAGGCCCGCACCGTCAACGAGGTGGTCAAGGCGCAGACCAACAAGGTGCGGCTGGCGCGGCTCAAGGGCGAACTGGTCGACCGCAATCAGGCCATCGCTCACGTCTTCAAGCTGGCGCGCGCCGAACGCGATGCGTGGCTCAACTGGCCTGCGCGCGTTTCGGCGCAGATGGCCGCGCGGCTGGCGGTCGATCCGCACACGATGCACGTCGCGCTGGAGGCCGCCGTGCGCGAGCACTTGCAGGAACTGGGCGATCTGCGCCCGCGCGTGGACTGATGGACATCGACTACGAAGGCGCTGCCGAAATCGAACGCGCGTGGCGCGAAGGCTTGACGCCCGATCCGCTGCTCACCGTGTCGGAATGGTCGGATCGGCACCGGATGCTGTCCAGCAAGGCGTCTGCTGAACCGGGCCGCTGGCGCACCAGCCGCACGCCGTACCTGAAGGCCATCATGGATTGCCTGTCGCCGACCTCGCCGGTCGAGCGCGTGGTTTTCATGAAGGCCGCGCAGCTCGGCGCGACCGAGATGGGATCGAACTGGATCGGCTACGTCATCCACCATGCGCCAGGGCCGATGATGGCCGTGTGGCCGACGGTGGAGATGGCCAAGCGCAACAGCAAGCAGCGCATCGATCCTCTGATCGAGGAATCGGGTGTGCTGGCCGAGCTGATCGCACCGGCGCGCTCGCGCGATTCGGGAAACACGATTCTGGCGAAGGAGTTTCGCGGCGGCGTGCTGGTGATGACGGGCGCGAACAGCGCCGTCGGCCTGCGCTCGATGCCGGTGCGGTATCTGTTCTTGGACGAGGTGGACGGCTATCCGCTGGACGTCGAGGGCGAAGGCGATGCGATCTCGCTGGCGGAGGCGCGCACGCGCACCTTCGCGCGGCGAAAAATCTTCATCGTCTCCACGCCGACGATTGCCGGAGCCTCGGCTATCGAGCGCGAGTACGAGGCCAGCGACCAGCGCCGCTACTTCCTGCCGTGCCCGCATTGCTCGCACCGGCAGTGGCTGCGCTTCGAGCAGCTGCGCTGGGACAAGGGCGCGCCGGAGACGGCGGCCTACGTCTGCGAATCCTGCGACACCGCGATTGCCGAGCATCACAAGACGTGGATGCTCGAACACGGCGAATGGCGAAAGATGGTCGAGGGCACGAGCAAGACGGCAGGCTTCCACCTGTCCTCGCTCTACAGCCCGGTGGGCTGGCGCTCCTGGCGCGACATCGCCGCCGCGTGGGAAGCCGCCGTCAGCAAGGAATCCGGATCAGCGGCGGCAATCAAAACCTTCAAGAACACCGAACTCGGCGAGACGTGGGTCGAGGAAGGCGAAGCGCCCGACTGGCAACGCCTCGTCGAACGCCGCGAGGACTACCGCATCGGCAACGTGCCGCAAGGTGGTCTGCTGCTGGTCGGTGGCGCGGACGTGCAGAAGGATCGCATCGAAGCCTCGATCTGGGCCTTCGGTCGCGGCAAGGAAGCGTGGCTCATCGAGCACCGCGTGCTGATGGGCGACACCGCCCGCGACACGGTGTGGAAAGCGCTGGCTGCGATGCTTGCCGAGCACTGGACGCACGCCTCTGGCGCGTCGATGCCGCTGGCACGTTTCGCCCTGGACACTGGCTTTGCGACGCAGGAAGCCTATGCCTTCGTGCGCGCTTGCCGTGATGCACGGGTGATGCCGGTCAAGGGCGCGGCGCGTGGCGCGGCGCTGATCGGCACGCCGACGGCGGTGGACATGAGCCAAGGCGGCAAGCGGCTGCGCCGGGGCATCAAGGTGTTCACGGTCGCGGTCGGCATCGCCAAGCTGGAGTTCTACAACAACCTGCGCAAGGCGGCCAACGTCGGCGAGGACGGCGTCACCACGACGTTCCCCGCAGGCTTCGTCCACCTGCCCAAGATCGATGCCGAGTTCATCCAGCAGCTCTGCGCCGAGCAGTTGATCACCCGCCGCGACCGCAACGGCTTCCCGGTGCGCGAATGGCAAAAGATGCGCGAGCGCAACGAAGCGCTCGACTGCTACGTCTATGCCCGCGCCGCTGCGGTGGCCGCAGGGCTGGATCGTTTCGAGGAGCGCCACTGGCGCGAACTGGAACGACAACTGGGGATGGCCAGTCCGCCACCCCTGGATTCACAAATCAAATCACCTGTCGAGGCCACCCCAAGCGGTGGCCTCGCCGTTTCTGGCAACCGCAACCCCGGTCGGCGCGTCATCAAAAGCCGCTGGCTGGGCTGAACCACCCACTGTCCCAAGGAGCCATCATGAGCCTCACCACCCGTATCGAATCGCTGGTCATTCGCGTCGCGCAGGAATTCAACGACGTGCGCGCCAAAACTGGCAACCTCGCCAACCTGACCACCACCGACAAGTCGAATCTGGTCGCGGCCATCAATGAGTTGCAGGCCGCCGTTGCCGCGTCCGGTGCCATCGACGACGCACAGATCACCACGACCACCACCTATTCGTCGTCCAAGATCGTCGCGCTGCTCGATGCGCTCAAGAGCGAAATCCTCGGTGGTGCCGACGCGGCCTACGACACGCTGGTGGAAATCCAGCAACTGCTGCAAAACGGCACCAGTGGTCTGGATGCGCTGCTCGCCGCCGTCAACAACCGCGTGCGCTTCGATGCCGCGCAGACGCTGACCGCACCCGAGCAGGCGCAGGCGCGCAACAACATCGGCGCGGTGGCCGCCAGCGACGTGGGTGACACCGATACCGACTTCGTGGCCGTGTTCGAAGGCGCGCTGGTCTGATGAGCCTCGCCACCCGCATCACCGCCTTGGCCAGCCGCATCGGGCTGGAGGTCAAAACCAAGATCGACGCCAGCCACCCGGGCGTGGCCAAGGCGTGGGTGTGTTTCGGTTACGTCAGCAATCAGGTGGTGATCCGCGCTGCGCACAACGTCGCCAGCGTCACCCGGCTGGGTACGGGCCGCTACCGCGTGACCTTCGCCAGCGCCATGCCCAACGCCAATTACAGCTGGATGGCCGTCGCCCTCAAGACGCCGACCATTCTCGGTCTGCAACGCCTCGGCATCGTCCGCGCCAGCGGCGACACCCAAACCGCGCAGGTGCTCGATGTGAGCTGCGCGTCCCCGACGGCGGCGACCGATGCCGACGAAATCAACCTCACGGTGTACCGCTGATGGCCTACACACAAGCCCAACTCAATGCGCTCGAAGCCGCGCTCGCCAAAGGCGAGAAGCGCGTCACCTTCGGCGACAAGACGGTCGAGTACCGCAGCGTGGATGAACTCATGGCAGCCATCGAGGCGGTCAAACGCGACCTGTTCGAGCAGGCCGCCGCCACGGGCCTGTGGCCGGGTGCGCCGCGCCAGATCCGTGTGACCACCGGCAAGGGGTTCTGAACATGCAGTGGTTTGACCGGATGCGCCGCCGCGTCGGCGTGCGCCTGCTCGGCGGCACGCCCATCTACGACGGCATCGGCGGTGGCCGCCGTTCGCTGGCGTGGCAGGTCGGCAATCCCGGCGCGGTAGCGGTGCTGGCCTTCACGCAAAACGAACTGCGCGCCAAGAGCCGCGATCTGGTGCGGCGCAATGCCTGGGCGGCGGCAGGCGTGGAAGCCTTCGTCTCGAACGCCATCGGCACCGGCATCAAGCCGCAATCGATGGTGGCTGACAACACGCTGCGCGAGGCCATCCACAGCCTGTGGTGGGACTGGTGCGAGGAAGCCGATGCGGCGGAGCTGACCGACTTCTACGGCCTGCAGGCGCTGGCCTGCCGGGCGATGCTGGAAGGCGGCGAGTGTCTGGTTCGGCTGCGCTACCGCCGCCCCGAGGATGGGCTGCCAGTCGGGCTGCAATTGCAGTTGCTCGAACCGGAGCACCTGCCGACCACGCTCAATCAGGAGCTGCCGTCGGGCAACGTGATCCGCGCGGGCATCGAGTTCGACCGGCTTGGGCGGCGCGCGGCCTACCACCTGTACCGCTCGCATCCCGGTGACGGTTCGCTGGCCCCGATGTCCGGCAACGGCGGCTGGGTGGGCGGCCTCGACACCGTGCGTGTTCCGGCCAGCGAGATCGTCCACCTGTTCCGCCCGCTGCGTCCCGGCCAGATCCGGGGTGAACCGTGGCTCGCCCGCGCGCTGGTCAAGCTCAACGAACTCGACCAATACGACGATGCCGAACTGGTGCGCAAGAAAACCGCCGCGATGTTCGCGGGCTTCATCACGCGCCTTTCACCCGAGGACAACCTGATGGGCGAAGGGCTGGCGGACGCCAATGGCGCGGCAATGGCGGGACTGGAACCCGGCACGATGCAGATCTTGGAGCCGGGCGAGGATGTGAAATTCAGCCAGCCCGCCGACGTCGGCGCGAGCTACGCCGAATTCCTGCGCATGCAGTTTCGCGCCGTGGCCGCCGCGATGGGCATCACCTACGAGATGCTCACCGGCGATCTGACGCAGGTGAATTACTCGTCGATCCGCGCGGGGCTGCTGGAGTTTCGTCGCCGCTGCGAAGCCATCCAGCACAACGTGATCGTGCACCAACTGTGCCGCCCGATCTGGCGCGCGTGGATGGAACAGGCCGCGCTGGAAGGCGCGCTGGCATTGCCGCAGTTCAACCAGAACAAGCGCGACTACCTGTCGGCGCGCTGGATTCCGCAGGGCTGGCAGTGGGTCGATCCGAAAAAGGAATTCGACGCGATGCTCACGGCCATTCGTGCAGGGCTGCTGTCGCGCTCGGAAGCCATCTCGGCCTTCGGCTACGACGCCGAGGACATCGACCGCGAAATCGCCGCCGACAACCAGCGTGCGGACGAACTCGGGCTGGTGTTCGATTCCGACCCGCGCCACGACAAACAACCGATTGCAACGGCGGGCACGCAACCCGTCGCACCACCGCAAGACCCACAGGACGATTGATATGACCCTCATCCATCTGGCGTCGCGCCTCTACGGCACGCCGCTGCTCATCGCGCGCCCCAAACTCGACGTGATCCTGTCGGTGCTGGGTTCGCGCATTGGCCTGCCCCCCCAGAGCCTTCCCGATCTGGACATGGCGCTGCCTGCGCCACGCCAGTCAGTTCCCTCAGCGCAGACGGGCATCGCCGTGATCCCGGTGGTCGGCACGCTGGTCAAACGGGCAATGGGCATCGAGGCCGCGTCTGGCCTCATGTCCTACGACGAGATCGACGACCGGCTGGATGCCGCGCTGGCTGACCCACAGATCGGCGGCATCCTGCTCGATCTGGACTCGCCCGGCGGCGAGGCCGGTGGCGTATTCGAGCTGGCGCAGCGCATCCGCGCCGCCAGCGCCATCAAGCCGATCTGGGCGCACGCCAACGATGCCGCGTACTCGGCGGCCTATGCCATCGCCGCTGCCTGCCAGCGCCTGACGCTGTCGCAAACCGGCGGCGTCGGCTCGATTGGCGTGATCGCGCTGCACGTCGACCAGTCGGTGAAAGATGCCAAGGACGGCATTGCCTACTCCGCTATCTACGCCGGTGGCCACAAGAACGACTTCTCGCCACACGAGCCCTTGAGTCCGCAGGCCAGCACGGTGCTGCAAACCGAAGTGGATCGGCTCTACGACCTGTTCGTACATCAAGTCGCCACGATGCGCGGCCTCGATGCAGACGCCGTGCGCGCCACCGAAGCCGCTGTGTTCCACGGCGATCAGGCGGTGGCGGCGGGCCTTGCCGATGCGGTGCTGCCGCTCGATCAGGTGCTCACCGAATTTGCCGATGCGCTGGCATCGCAACGCCGCTTGGTACAGCCGGGGCTGGCGCGCGCCTCGCCGTCGAGCCTGCCATCCACAGCCCTGTCCCGAACCCGTTCCTTCACCCTGGAGAACCCCATGACCACCGACCACGACCCGCAACACGATCCACACCACGACGATACGCTCGACCCCATCGATCCCGCCCCGCAGGACGAGCCGCAGCAACCCGCAAGCGATCCACAACCGACGCCTGCCGCCAGTGCCGCACTGGCCCAAGCGCGTGCCAGCGGCATCGGCCAGGCACAGGCCATTGCCGAACTCTGCCTGATCGCAGGGACACCGCAACGCACGGCGGAATTCCTCTCCGCTGGCCTGTCCGAAGCGCAGGTGCGCCGCGCCTTGCTCGACGCCCGTGCCGAGCAGCCCGAAATTGCCTCGCGCATCACCGCCGACGCCGGGACGTCGCTGCGTCCCGAGCACAGCCCGGTGGTGGCCGCCGCCAAGAAACTCGCTCACAAGGAGTAAGCCATGACTGCCATTGCCCAGCCCAAGAACCTCGGTGACGTGCTCAAGTACGAAGCGCCGAATCTCTACTCGCGTGAAACCAACACCGTCGCCGCCGCGCAGAACCTCGCCCTCGGCACCGTGGTGGGCCGCGATACCACCACGGCCAAGCTCAAGGCTTTCGATCCCGGTGCATCGGATGGCAGCGAAATCGCCATCGGTGTGCTCGGTAACGACGTGGACGCCACGCTGATCGACCGCGACGACGCGATCCTGATCGCCCGCCACGCCATCGTCGCGCGCGGCGCGCTCATCTGGCCGACCGGCATCACGCCCACGCAAAAGGCCTCTGCCGAAGCGCATCTGACCTTCCTCGGCGTGCTGGTACGCGACAGCGCCTGATCGCATTCCCTTCGTTTCACTCCCCCGATGACCCGCCGCTGGCGGGTTTCGTCATTTCTGGAGAACCCAAATGCAAAACCCCTTTGAAAACCCCGGCTTCTCGATGGCCAGTCTCACCGCCGCCATCAACCTGCTGCCCAACCGTTATGGGCGGCTGGAACAACTCGACCTGTTTCCAGCCCGGCCTGTGCGTACCCGACAGATCCTCGTCGAGGAGTTCGCCGGACGCCTGAACCTGCTGCCGACGCGTGCGCCCGGTTCGCCCGGCACCGTGGGCGAGCGTGGCCAGCGCAAGCTGCGTTCCTTCGTGATCCCGCACATCCCGCACGACGACGTGGTGCTGCCGGAAGAAGTGCAAGGCCTGCGCGCCTTCGGCTCGGAAACCGAGATGGAAGCCATCGGCGGCGTGATGGCGCGTCATCTGGAGACGATGCGCAACAAGCACGCCATCACCCTGGAGCACCTGCGCATGGGCGCGCTCAAGGGCGAAATCCTCGACGCCGACGGCAGCACACTGGTCGATCTGTTCGACGAGTTCGACATCAGCGCGCAGAGCGTGCCCTTCGAGTTCTCCACCGCCACCGACAACGGCCAGCTCAAAAGCGCCTGCCTGGAATTGCTGGGCCTGATGGAAGTGGGTCTTGCGGGCGAGTTCTCCACCGGCATCCATGTGCTGTGCTCGCCGGAGTTCTTCCGCGCACTGACCACCCACAAGGAGGTCAAGACCGCCTACCAGAACTGGCAGCAAGGCGCGGTATTGATCAACGACATGCGCGCAGGCTTCAACTACAGCGGCATCACCTTCGAGGAGTACCGGGGTCAGGCTTCCTACGTGCAGGCCGACGGCACGCTGGGTACGCGCCGCTTCATCGCCGCCGGGGAAGCCCACGCTTTCCCGCTGGGCACGGTGGACACCTTCGCCACCTACTTTGCACCGGCGGACTTCAACGAAACGGTGAACACGTTGGGTCAGCCGCTGTACGCCAAGCAGGAGCCGCGCAAGTTCGACCGGGGCACCGATCTGCATACGCAATCGAACCCGCTGCCGATGTGCCACCGCCCCGGCGTGCTGATCAAGCTGACCTCGGCCTGATGGACGTCACGACGCTCTATGAGGCCGCGCGCAACGCCGGGCTGCTCACCGCCGTAACGGTGGCGGGCGGTTCGGTGGTGCATTGCGGCTTTCGTGCGCCGGATGAAACCGTGCTCGATGGTTTCGCGCTGTCACGCGACTACCAGCTCGATTATCCGGCGGCGTGGCTGACGCTGGCCGCTGGCGACACCGTCGAGATTGCGGGCGCGGCCTATCAGGTGCGCGACGTGCGCGCCATCGGCGACGGCACCGAGCGTCGCGCTGCATTGACCAAACTCGTCTCCCAACTTTGAGGTGACCGTCATGAACTCTGTCCGCGAGCGCGTCTTGCGGGAAGTGGTCGCGCGCCTGTCATCCGCCATTGCACCGATCCCGGTGCTGCGCATGCCTGCCGTTCCGGTCACCCGCGAGGCCAGTCCCGCGCTGCTGCTGTTTGTCGACGGCGACAGCATCACCGCCCACGCCAACCACCTCGTCGACCGGCTGTTGATCGTCCGGCTCGCCGTGGTGGCGCGTGGAACGGATGCCTTCGACATCGCCGACCGGGCGCTGGTGGCGGCGCACGCGGCCTTGCTGGCCGACCCGAATCTCTCCGGGCTGGCGATTGCCGTGCGCGAGATCGACTGCGAGTGGGACGTCGACGACGCCGATGCCGGAGCCGTCCTGCTGCCCGCCCGCTACGAAGTCCGCTACCGCACCCACGCTCTCGACCTCACCCAAACAGGATGAACTTTCCATGCACATCGAACTGATCAAACCGCACACCCACGCGGGCAAACGCCACACCGTGGGCGACCGACTCGAAATCAACGACGCCAGCGCCCGCTGGCTGATCGCACAGGGCGTGGCCAAAACGGCTGCCCCTGCCGCTGACAACAAACCCAATCGCCGCGATGCCACGTCCGGCGTTCCCACAACTGCAGCCGCCCAAGGAGACTGACCATGGCTTACTTTTCTGGACAAGGCCGCGTCTACATCGGCGCGCGCGATGAATTCGGCAACCCGGCCGGACTGACCTTCGTCGGCAACGTGCCCGAGCTGAAGGTGTCGCTGTCGGTGGACACCATCGAGCATCAGGAAGCGCAGTCGGGCCAGCGCCTGACTGATCTGCAGCTGATCAAGACCAAGAAAGGCGAATTCGCCTGCACGCTGGAAGAGCTGATCGCCACCAATCTGGCGCTCGCGCTCTACGGCACCACGACCAGCATCACGCCCGGCACGGTCACCGGCGAGCTGCTGCCCAACCCGGTGACACCCGGCAGCCTGTATCCGCTGGCGCTGCAAAACGTCTCCGCCGTCCAGATTCAGGATTCGGATGCCAACCTGCTGCCTGACACCCAGTACAGCATCAACGCCAAGCACGGCTCGCTGGTGATTCTGGATGCCACCACTGGCGGCCCGTACACCGAACCTTTCACGGTCGATTACGCCTACGGCGCGGCGCAGAGCACGGCGATGTTCACCCAGCCGCTGCCCGAGCGCTGGATTCGCTTCGAAGGCTTGAACACCGCCGACGGCAACCGCGAGGTGGTGATCGATCTGTACCGCGTGGCCATCAACCCGGCCAAGGAGCTGTCGATCATCACGGATGAGCTGCTGAAGTTCGAGCTGTCGGGTCAGGTGCTGGCCGACCTCACCAAGCCGGTCGGCGGCGATCTCGGCCAGTTCGGTCGTCTGGTGCTGCTGTGACGACCCGCGCGGAGATGGCGACGATGACCGATTTCCAAACCTTTCCGCCTGCGCCGGTGGTGGTGCAGCTTGCCTGCGGCGCACTGGAATTGACGCCCGTGCGTCTGGGCGAGCTGCCACGCCTCCTGGCCGTGGCGCAGCCTTTTGCCGAAGCCATCAGCGCCGAACCCGACTGGCTGGACTTGCTGGCCCGCCACGGCAACGGCGTGCTGGAACTGCTCGCGCTCACCACCCGGCGCGAGCGGGCGTGGATCGACGACCTGTCGCTGGACGACGCCGTGCAACTGGCCGCCGCCGTGTTCGAGGTGAATGCGGATTTTTTCGTGCGCCGGGTGGTGCCGGGCATCGCCCGCTCGGCAGATCAGCTGGCTCCGCTGATCCGCACGCTTGGGACAGCGCCGTCGCCCGCCTGATCCACGCCGGGCACGACCTGCACGCCGTGCTCGGTTACAGCGTGCCGCAGGCCTTGGCCTTTCTGCGCATCGAAGGGGAATTGGAACGCCAGCGTCTGGCGCAACTCGTCGGCGTGGTCGCCGTCGCCGCACAGGGCGAGAAGTGTTCCATCGAACAACTGCAACGCGATCTCTCGAAGGAGTGAGGCCATGCGCCTGACGCTCACCACCTCCGGCTTGCTCGATCCGCGCCAGTTGTCGGCGTGGAGTCTCGAGCGCCAGCGCGCCATCCGGGCGGCGGTGGCCAAAGGGATGCAAGGCGGCGGGCGTGAGGTGCGCGAAGCGGCGCGGGCCGAGATGCGTCGCGCCTTCACGATCAAGCGCGCGAGTTTCGCGTCTTCGATGAGCACCAAGCTGTTCGACAAGAAGCCCAATGAGCTGCCCGCGCTGTGGGTGGGCAGCAAGATTCCGTGGCTGGGTATCCACCAACGCGGCGGCACGGTCAGCGGAAATTTGCTGATTCCGCTCTTGCCGGGCCGCATTGGCCCCAAGCGCTTCAAGGCAGTGATCGACGGCCTGATGCGCTCGGGCAATGCCTTCTTCATCGAGAAAGACGGTCGCGTGCTCTTGATGGCAGAAAACATCTCCGAGAACAGCAGCCAGCTCACCCGCTTCAAGCGTGCCGAGCGCACGCGCACGGGCAGCAAGCAAATCAAACGCGGGCAGGAAGTGCCGATTGCCGTGCTGGTCAAGCGCGTCGATCTCAAGCGCCGCCTCGATCTGGACGGCAGCGTGCAACGCGCACTGCCTACCTTGGCGCGGGCGATTCGACAGGAACTGGACAAACTCTGATGGCAAGCAACCGCGCGCAAATCCTCATCACCGCCGTCAACCAGACCCAAGCGGCTTTCAATGCTGTCAAGGGCGGTTTGTCCGGGCTGGCCTCGGCTGCACAAAGCGTCAACGGTGTGCTCGGCAATCTGGGACTGGCAGTGACGGCGGCGGGCATGGTCGCGCTGGTCAAGTCCAGCATCGATGCCGGAGACGAGCTATCCAAGATGTCGCAGCGCGTGGGCATCAGCGTGGAAACGCTGTCGCTGTGGAACCCTGCTGCCCAACAGGCGGGAGTGTCGAGCGAAGCCTTCGAGAAGGGTCTGCGCAAGCTCTCCACGACGATGGTCGATGCCGCCACCGGTGGCGAGGATGCAGCGCGTACCTTCAAGACAGTGGGCGTCGAGTTCAAAAACCAGGACGGCACACTGCGCGGCACCGATGCCGTATTGCTGGATTTGGCCGAGCGCTTCAAAGCCATGCCTGATGGCGCGGAGAAATCGGCGCTGGCGGTGCAGATCTTCGGCAAGGCCGGTGCCGAGCTGATTCCGTTCCTGAATCAGGGGCGCGACGGCATCAACGAACTCACCGACGAGCTGCGCTCGCTCGGCATCGAGATGAGCGGCGAATCCGCTGCGCAGGCCGAGGTGTTCAACGATGCCCTGGACAAGGTGAAACTGGCCACCACCAGTATCGGCACGCAGATGATGACGGCCTTTCTGCCCGCGCTCAACGAGATGGCGCTGGGCATGGTCGAGTCGGCCAAGGAAGGCGGCACGCTGCGGGCGATTCTGGATGGCGTGGTGCTGGTGCTCAAAACCCTGGCGCTGGGCGCGGCCACCGTCGGCAAGGCCTTCGTCGCCTTGGGTGATGCCATCGGCGCGGGCGTGGCGGCAGCGGTCGAAGCCCTCAAGGGCAACACCGCCGGGGCCAAGGCCATCATCGCCGACCTCAAGGGCAGCCTGATCAAACGCCTCGACGAACTGGCCGAGTTCCGTGACAGCCTGTTCGATCCCAAGCCCATCGAGGTCAAAGCGCCGCAGATTCAGGCCGATCCGTCGCTGCTGGCGCGCATGGTGCGGCCCAAGCCCGCGCAGGACACGTCGGGTGCGCAAACCGCGCTGCTGAAAGCACGGATGGATGCGGAACTCGCCTTGCTCAAGGACAACCTGCAACGCGAGCAGACCGCGCTGGATGCGGCGCTGGAAGATCGTCTGGTGTCGGTGCGCGACTACTACGCGCAGAAAACCGCGCTGGAGCAGCGCGAAATCGATGCCGAGATTGCGCGCAAGCAGCAGGAATTGGCGCGCAGCCAACAGATGGCCAGCGGCGGCAAGAGCGAGAACGAGCGCCTCAAAGCTAAAGCCGAAGTGGCCAAGGTCGAAGCCGAACTGATCGTCCTCAACAACCGCCGCGCCGACATCGAGCAGGCCAATGCCCGCAAGGCGGCGCAGGCCGAGCGCGAGCTGGCCGATGCCTTAGCGCAGGCGCGTGGGGAACTGGCGCAGATCACCGGCACGGCGACGGATGCCGACCGGCAGGCGGCGATTGCGCGCAGCTACCGCGATCTGCGGGCCCGGCTGGCGGCGGAAAGTGATGCTGACGGCGTGTCGCTGGTGG